GCTTGATGCGTTTGGTGGCATCAATGAAACAGCCACAGCAGCAGATGCGCTGACCACCCAACTGGACGGGGTTGCAGTAATTGACGAGACCGCAATAGCCGAAGCGTTGGCTGTTGGCAACATCATAACTACTTTGCAAATTAGTGAAGGCGCGACTATTCTGGATGAGTCGTTGGTACGGCTTTTGTGGGAACTAATTAACGACAATCAGTTACCGGGATGGCAAGTAATACAGAACGCGCAGGGCACGGGCTGGACGGTAATTAACACCAACACAGGAACAAGCTGGACTGATATTGATACGGTATGATTGATCCTTTGACAATTGGTCTGGCGGTTGCGGGGGTTAAGGCGGTTGTCACAGGTATTAAAGAGGCAGCTACCTTAGCCCGTGAAGCGTTTGATGAGATCAACGGCGCAGTTGAGTCAGGTAAAACGCTGGCCGACTCCATGTCGGGGGTGACTAAGTTCTTCTCCGCCGCTGGCAAGTATGAAACCAAGCGCAGCCAACTGGAAGAAGCCAAGGTAGCGCAGGAAGAAGCAATAGAAAAAGGCGAGACGGTGGCTGACCATATGTCAGACGCCGAGTATGTGATGGAGTTGATGGCAATAGACCGGCAGATTAAACAGTACTACGCCGACATCAAGCACATCTTTATCTATCACTTCCAAGAAGCTGGGATGTGGGACGAGTTCTGGCAGCGGATGGATAAGGTGCGCTCTGACCGTGAAGCCAAGGCAGAAGCCAAGCGCCGGGCAGAAACTGAGAAACGGTTGCACGAGAAGGCGGTGGCAATGAAGAAACGCCGCGCTAGACAACACCTGATTGATAATGTTGAGATGGTGGGTGCGGGCATTGTGATTGTGGGCATCGTCTTTGTTTTCTTTTGGGCGATGTGGTGGATGTTCCAACAAGGAGGTTGACATGCTAGGACTTGACGCGCTGCTGGGTATCGGCGGCAAACTGATTGATAAGCTAATCCCAGACCCGGAACAGAAAGCCCGTGCGCAACTGGAACTTGCCAAGATGGCGCAGGATGGTGAGCTTGCCAAGATGGCAAATGACACAGACTTATATAAGACCGAGCAGAATAACCTGACCCAGCGCCAGCAAGCCGACATGGCAAGCGATAGCTGGCTGTCAAAGAACATCAGACCCTTAACCCTAGTCTACATCTTGGTAGCCTACATGGCACTCGCCGTCCTCGACGCTTCTGCTCTGGATATTGCTGACTCTTTCGTGGAACTGCTGGGGCAGTGGGGCATGTTGGTGATGTCGTTTTACTTCGGCGGGCGCACCCTTGAGAAGATCATTGATATGAAGAGTAAAAAATGACAGAGAACTTTGACGATGCCCTTAAAGCCATCCTGAAGCATGAAGGGGGTTTCGTAAACCATCCCAAAGACCCCGGCGGCATGACAAACCTTGGCGTGACCAAAAAAGTCTGGGAAGAGTGGGTAGGCCACCCTGTTGACGAAAAAGCAATGCGCGCTCTGACGCCTGAGACAGTAGGCCCGATGTACAAAAAGAAGTACTGGGATGCTGTGAAAGCTGACGACCTGCCTGACGGTCTGGATTACCTGATGTTTGACTTCGCTATTAACGCTGGCCCCGGTCGTGCGATTAAGACCATGCAGAAAGCTATTGGGACAACTCCGGACGGCGCTATTGGCCCCAAGACCATGGCGGCATTAAAAGCTGCCAATCAGAGCGAATTAGTGGCAAAATTCAGTGCAGAAAAGGAAGCGTTTTACCGCAGTCTGCCTACGTTTGCGACGTTCGGTAAAGGGTGGCTGCGCCGGGTGGCAGAAGCCAAGACCCACGCTGAAACCATGCTGGCTTAATAAGGAACGACGATGCCAAGTTCATATTCACCCGATCTACGGATCGAACTCATTGCCAACGGTGAAAAGACCGGTACGTGGGGCACCATCACCAATGACAACCTCGGCGTGATTATCGAGGACGCTATCTCTGGCTTGGCATCGGTCACCACAGCTTCAGCCAACCAAGCCCTAACTGCTCAGAACGGTGCGGTAGACCAAGCGCGATGCGCTGCGGTGTCTCTCGACACTTCAACAGGTGCCAACTTCGCGGTGTACGTCCCGCCGGTTACCAAACTCTACGTCATCATCAACGCCTCGGCTTATGTAGCCACTATCTACTGCTCAACTGTTCTTGGTAATACCACAGCAGCAGGTACAGGTGTTGCGGTTCCCGCAGGTAAGAGTGTCTTGCTTCGTGCTGACGGCACCAACATTACTGAGCAGTTGAGTCATGTGGTCGGGGCCTTTAGCGTTGGTGGTAATTTGTCCGTGACGGGTAATGCCGTAGTTACAGGAACAACTACGTTGTCTGATGATCTTATATTGAACGGGTCATCAGGCACCGCCGGACAGGTAGTTGTGTCTCAAGGCGCGGGTACTTATCCAGTATGGGGTAATGCTTTTGTTGCGGGCATGATTATGTTGTGGTCGGGCACTATTGCTACGATCCCTTCCGGCTGGCTGCTTTGTAATGGCTCTAGTGGTACGCCTGACTTGCGCGACATGTTTATTGTTGGGGCATCCTCCGACGACTCCGGCGTGGCTAAAACGAACATTACCGGATCGCTTACTCAGACAGGCGGCACTAAAGATGCGGTTATTGTAAGTCATACACACACCGCTACGGTTACTGACCCCGGCCACTTCCACGTATACGATAAAGCGTCAAACAAAATATCTTATGACCCCGGTGGCGAAACATTTAATTCCCACACCCCAACAAATACAACTACAAATACGACAGGAATAACCGTTGCAAATAGTACGGAAGGTGTATCAGGTACCAATGCAAATCTCCCACCGTACTACGCGCTTGCCTACATCATGAAGGCATAAAATGCCACTACAAAAACTACAGTTCAGACCCGGCGTAAATCGTGAAGGCACAACGCTTTCTAACGAGGGCGGCTGGTATGACTGCGACAAGATTCGTTTCCGCTCTGGCTACCCTGAGAAGATCGGCGGCTGGGCTGCGCTGTCTTACAACACCTTCCTTGGTGTGTGCCGGTCGTTGTGGAATTGGGTGACGCTAAAGCAGTACAACCTGCTGGGTGTAGGCACGAACCTGAAGTTCTACGTGGAAGATGGTGGCGACTATTACGACATCACTCCGTTGCGAGAAACTAACACAAACCCATCAAACCAAATTACGTTAGCCATAACAAACGGCTTAAACATACTGACCATCACCGACACTGGCGCAAACTCGCTGGAAGTAAATGACTTTGTCACGCTGGCTGGCGCTGTTGACTTGGGTTCAGCGGGTACAAACGTGACGGCTGCGGTGCTAAATCAAGAGTTTCAAATTCTGTCAGTTATTTCTGGCACCCAGTACACAGTGCAGTTATCGGTAGTATCTAACCGTACAGCCTCATCAAGCACGATGACTGGACTAACAATTGCCTACCAGATCAATACAGGTTTGCCTATCTACACTATCGGCACTGGTTGGGGCGCAGGTCCTTGGAGTCGCTTGAGTTGGGGTTCGGGTTTTACTACTGGGTTTGGTTTGCAGTTGCGTCTGTGGAGTCAGGCTAACTTTGGTGAAGACTTGCTGTTTTCCCCTCGTGGCGGCGCTTTTTATCTATGGCAACCGGGTGGGGGCGCAACACCTGCGTATGGTACTCGTGGGACTGCGGTTACCGGTACCGACGTGCCTTCTAAGATCAACCAGATTATGGTGTCGGACACCTCCCGCATCGTGATTTGCTTTGGGTGCAATGACCTTGGTGCATATGACAGCACGCCGCAAGACCCACTGCTTATTCGTTGGTCTGAACAAGAGAGTTATACCGGCTGGACTCCAGCAGCCACAAACCAAGCGGGGAGTTATAGACTTTCTCATGGCTCTACAATTGTTGCTGCGCTTCAGACTCGTCAAGAAATCGTGGTGTGGACAGATGCGTCCATCTACTCTATGCAGTATCTTGGCCCACCGTTGGTGTATGGCTTTACACTCCTTGCGGACAACATCTCAATTGTCTCCCCCAACGCTATGGCAACCGCTGCCGGTGTGGTGTACTGGATGGGCGTGGACAAGTTCTATATCTACTCAGGCCGGGTGGAAACGCTGCCCTGCTCGGTGCGTCAGTTCATATTCAACGACATCAACCGGGATCAGGAAGCGCAGTTCAACGCGGGGACGAACGAAGGCTATTCCGAAATTTGGTGGAACTACTGCTCCAAGAACTCGACCGTTGTTGACCGCTACGTCATCTTTAATTATCTGGACCGCGTTTGGTACTACGGCACGTTAGATCGTACGGCTTGGCTAGACTCCCCACTGCGTCAGCTTCCTATGGCTGCAACCTCTGGAAATATTGTGGTGTTCCATGAAGCGGCGGTGGATGATGGCAGTACTAACCCACCAAGCCCGATCAATGCTTATATTCAGTCGTCGGACTTTGATATTGAGGACGGGCACAACTACGGTTTTGTATGGCGCATCATCCCCGACATTACGTTTGACGGATCGGATACAACAGGTGCCACATCGGACAAGCCATTCGTGCAGTTCACGGTACGTCCCAAGCAAAATCCCGGTTCAAACTACGGAACAGCCTTGTCCCCCACAGTAACTTCAGCGCAGAGCTACGCGGGGCAGACGACCTACAACGTGCAGCAGTTCACTGAGATTGTCTACAGCCGGGTGCGTGGTCGTCAGATGGCGTTTAAGATTGAATCAAACAGTATTGGTACACAGTGGCAGTTGGGTGTACCCCGTATTGATGTGCGGCCTGATGGTAGAAACTAATGGCTGGTAAAGACAAACTTGACTCTACCAAAGCACCCGCAATCCCCTTTGCGCCGGTTCAGTACGACCGGGGGGCGGTGGACACGACGCACAATATTCTACGCCAGTACTTCAACACGCTTGATAACTTCGTACAACAACTACTAGGGCGCAGCGGCACTCGGTTTCTTAATGCCCCTTACGGCGCTTTTGAGGACAATACAACTCAGACGGCAGCGGCGAATGTACCTACGTCAATGTTGTTTAATGTAGTAAGTTATTCAAACGAAGTAGCTATCGTAAGTAACTCGCGCATAACCGTCACCCACGCAGGTATGTATAACTTGCAGTGGTCTGGACAGTTTCAGAACGCGGACAACGCAATTCACGATATTTCGGTGTGGCTACGTAAAAACGGGGCGGGGCCGGGGTCTGACATTTCGGGGTCTCGTGGAGTCATTTCTGTACCCGCTAGGAAAAGCGCAACCGCCGGGGATGAGGGCAAAATTATTGCGGGTTGGAACTACTTTGTAGAGCTTCAGGCGGGGGAGTTTGTGGAAATCTGGTGGGATACAGACAACGCCTTAGTTACGTTACAGGCATATCCAGCAGACTCCGCAGTTTTCACTGGCTCTATATCGGGCACAACCATGACGGTTAGTGCAGTAACCTCCGGCACTATTAAGCGCTATTCAAGCGTGGTTGGTACAGGAGTAGCGGTGCCAACATTTATTACCGCTTTGGGCACGGGCACTGGCGGGGTCGGGACATACATTGTGGACACATCGCAGACGGTAGGTAGTACAACTATGACAAGTACCTTTTACCCCAGCACGGCTTCGTCCGTAGTAACACTGAGCTTTGTATCGGCGATATGACGCCCCAAGACCGCGCCTTGATTATGATCTATGAGTCTGTTAAAGGTAGGCTAAATATTGGCGTTGCAGAGTATATTGAAGCAGTTAAGGATTGGGATGTGGTGCCTTTAACTGAGCGGGGCGAAGTAATTGGCGGGGTGTTGTCAAAAGGTAACGAGCTACACGTTGGGTATGGCAAAAAACCACGGGCAACCATCCGCCCGTTTGTAAAACAGATTTTGGGTGGTGCGTTAGATAAGTATGGCTACGTGGTGACCTCGGTAATGGCAGAAAATAAGGCTGGGCTGCGCTTCTGTGAGCGGCTTGGGTTTGTCAAATATGGTGAAGAAGGCGGTACAATCCGTCTAAGATGTGACAGGAGTAACTACTTATGATTATCCGCAATAAGTTCAACGGGTATGGGTTCGACGGTTCTCGGCTCTGCCACGACCCTGTCTCCCTTTCTATTGCCGCTACCCAAGCCGGGGCGGCTTCTTCCGCCGCCGCTGCCGCCCTTGCCGCTAAAACCGCTGCCGCAACTACCGCTGCTACAACTGCTGCTACGGCTGCTGCGGGTAAAACCGCTGCTTTAGAACTAGCGAAGAAAGAGGCAATCTCGGCGGGGATGAAGCAAGCCGGAACAGAGGCTGCTAAACAAGGCATCGCTCAAGCTGGTCAACAGGCTGGTGTGGAAGCCGCTAAACAAACCGGTGTAG